TTCCCAGTCACGATCCCTTTCTCCTGTTTTATTTATTACTACTCCTGTTCTAAATCTCTTGACAAAGTCTAGTTTTTGGTGTTATAATATAAGTACTTATTGTGATAAAAGATCACACTGTTCTGAGGAGATACTTATGGCCGGTTCATGGCGTTATGTCTCAGCACCTAAGAAGACCTCTGTTTCCCAGACGGACAGAGGCTGGTGGTCTGAGAAAAAGAAGTTAGAAGCTCTGGGTATTTACATGGCTACTGGTTCAGTAACTATGGCTGCTAATCAGAGTAACGTTCCTTTTGAGACCGTCAAGTCTTGGGCCAGATCAGACTGGTGGAAGGACAAAGTAAAAGAGATTCAAAACGAAGAATATGACAAGCTCGATTCCAAACTATCCAAGGTTCTAGACAAGGCTCTAGATCAAGTAATGGATAGAATTGAGAATGGCGAGTATATGTATGATCCTAAGACTGGTAAGACCAAGATCATGCCTGCCAAGCTTCGTGATTTAAACACTGCCTTTAACTCCCTAATGGATAAGAGGCAATTAATACGCCGTCAACCTACTAAGATTGTTGAACAAACAACCACTGCTGCCCAGCTACAGGATGTTGCCAAACAGTTCGCCGAGTTTGTAACAGGTAAAGTCAAACAAGAGAAGTTCAATGATCTTGTTGAGAATGTTATTGAAGGTGAGACTGTGGAGCAAAATGAAGATGGCACTTATGTAATCAAGGAATAACCATGCCTCCATTTATGACTGATGGACATAGAGACTATAAGCGTGAATTACAGTGGGAGAAAAAAAAGAAACCCAATCGTGTTAAGGATCGTGCTCAACGGAACGCCGCTCGGGCAATTGTAAAGAAGAAAGTTGGAGCCTCGGCGTTACAAGGCAAAGACGTTGGACATAAGAAAGCTGTTAGCAAAGGTGGCAAGAATGGCCTAGCTAATCTATTTGTTCAGAATCCCGGCGAGAACCGCTCGTTCTCCCGCAACAAAGATGGGTCCATGAAAAGTGAGCGATCTAAACGAGAAAGAAAAAAGTAAGAAACCACAGTGGCCTAAACTCACTAAAGAGATTATTGAGGGCTTCGCCACTTCCTGTCTTACTAAGTACTATGATGAGGCGTCACAGTTCGCCGATTTCCACCGTGAATGGTGGGAACTATGTTGTTCAGATGATAAGTTTGTAGCTATCTGTGCCCCACGCGGTCACTCCAAGTCTACTACAATTACTATCACATACACACTTTCTGCCGCCTTGTTCAGACAGCGGAAATATATACTAATTGTAGCTGATACTGAGGCTCAGGCCAGTCTGTTCTTAGGACAGATTAAACAAATTCTATACGATTCCACAGAGATTCACACTCTCTTCGGTATCGAAGTTAATGAGAAAGGTGCTGTGTTTGAAAAAGACACGGAGACTGATATTATTGTTAACTTTAAAGACAAATCTCGCTTTAGAATTGTTGCTAAAGGCGCAGAACAGAAACTACGTGGTATGTTGTGGGACGGCCAACGCCCTGATATGATTGTTATCGACGACTTGATGAATGAAGAATTAGTTGCTAACAAAGATCGGCGTGATAAACTTCGTAGATGGGTGTACGGCTCCCTTATTCCTTGTAGATCAGAGCGAGGGATTATCCGTTTCGTAGGTACACCTATGAATCTTGACGATCCGCTCGAGTCCCTAATGCCACGCGAAAATGCCCGTGATACTGTTGTAGAAGAACTTAAGGTCTGGTCTAAGAAAAAACGTGGTATGTGGAGAGCAGTTAAGTATAGAGCGCACAACGCTGACTACTCTGCTCTGCTCTGGCCTCAAAGAAAGTCAAAAGCTTTCTTCGATGAACTTAGACACGACTTCAATGAACAAGGTATCCCTGAAGTTTATGCTTGTGAGTATCTCTGTAATCCAGTAGATGACTCTATTCGATACTTCCGCAAGGGCGACTTCCTAGTTATGACTGAGGAAGACAAGAAAAAACACAAACAATTTTACATTACTGCTGACTTAGCAATTTCTGAAAAAGAACGTGCTGACTACACAGCGATTGTAGTGGGAGGTCTCGATGCCACCGGTCAACTACATATAGTTAACTGTATTAGAGAGCGACTCTCAGGAGATGAAATTGTGGCTACTCTTCTCTCCTTACAGAAAGTCTACAATCCACTCGCAGTGGGTATTGAAGATACTCAAATTTCAAAGGCAATTGGTCCTTATCTCAATAGAGCTATGATGGAATCCGGCATTTATATGAATGTTGTGATGCTAAAACCACATAGACAAGATAAGATCCAACGAGCTAGATCCATCCAAGCGCGTATGCGTGCTGGTATGGTTAAGTTCGATAAACAAGCAGATTGGTGGCTTACCTTTGAAGATGAGTGTCTGTCCTTTCCACGAGCTAAACATGACGATACAGTGGATGCACTGTCTTATCAAGGTATCTTGATTGATAAGATGACAGAGGGTTTAACACAAGAAGAAATCACAGAGGAAGAATATGATCGTGAGTATGAATCATCTGGCTGGAGTGATCTTGGTCGAGACGAACTAACAGGCTATTAAATATGAAACTACAAAAAATTTTAGAGTCCTCTAATCTTGCGGCAGATCTCTCTGATGATAAACTAATTGAGATTGGTAAGGATGTTGTCTCTGGTTATGAGACTGACCTTGATTCACGAAAGCCTTGGGAAAAAGATCTAAAGAACTGGACAGAGCTTGCTCTACAGGTTGCTTCCGATAAAACATACCCTTGGCCAAATGCTGCTAATATCAAGTACCCACTACTAGCAACTGCTGCTATGCAGTTCGCCGCTCGCGCTTATCCAACTTTGATCCCGTCTAACGGTAAAGTTGTTAAGTGCAAAGTCATTGGTTCTGATCCGACAGGAGAGAAAACAATGCGAGCTTTTCGTGTATCCACACACATGTCTTATCAAGTCATGGAGCAGATGGATGGATGGGAAGAAGATATGGACAAGCTTCTAATTGCTCTTCCAATCTCAGGCACTTGTTTTAAGAAAACCTATTGGGACAGTTCTAAACAACAGAATTGCTCTAAGCTTGTTCTACCAAAGTCACTTGTTGTTAACTACTGGACTCGCTGTTTAGAAGACGCAGAACGAATTACTGAAGTCTTCTATCTATCTAAGCGTAAGGTAAAAGAGCGTCAAAATCTCGGTATCTTTATTGATGTCGAACTAGGAGACCCACAAACCCCTGCTGACGATGTTACAACATCTATCAATAGAAGTTTTCAACTAGCAAATGACTTTGATGAAACAACTCCATATACAATCTTAGAACAGCATACCTACTTAGATTTAGATGAAGACGGTTATGCTGAACCCTATGTTGTTACTGTTGAAGCTGAGTCAAATAAAGTTCTTCGTATTGTACCACGCTTCTCTGAAGCTGATGTGCTTATGGATGATAAGCAAAATGTAGTTTCTATTGAAGCTACCCAATACTACACTAAGTATGGTTTTATTCCTAACCCTGACGGCGGTTTCTATGACATTGGTTTCGGTAGACTTCTTGGACCTCTTAACAATTCTGCTAATACTATTATTAACCAGTTGGTTGATGCTGGTAGCCTATCTAACCTCCAAGCTGGCTTCATCGGCAAAGGCTTGCGAATCAAGATGGGAGAAACAAGATTCCAACCCGGTGAATGGAAAGCCGTCAACGCTGTTGGCGATGATCTTAAGAAGCAGATTTTCCCCTTACCGGTTAGAGAACCTTCACAAGTCCTTTTCAATCTATTAGACCTATTACTTAAATCAGGCAAAGAACTAGCTTCTGTAGCTGAGATCTTTGTTGGTAAGATGCCCGGTCAAAACACACCAGCCACTACTACAATGGCTAGTATTGAACAGGGTATGAAGGTATTTACTGCTGTATATAAACGAGTATATCGCTCACTAACTTCTGAGTTCCGTAAGATTTATAAACTAAATCAACAATACATGAATCCAGAAGAATACATCTCTATCTTAGACAACCCAATTCCACAAGAAGATTATAAGGGTCCCGAGGATGATATTATTCCTGGTGCCGATCCTTCTGCTGTATCTTCACAAGAGAAGCAACAGAAAGTTCAGGCTGTCATGCAACTGTTAAATCTTGGTACTATTAATCCAATGGCTGCTACTCTGATGTACTTAGAAGCACATGAGATTCCAGAAGCTGAGATTAAGAAACTAGCGATGCAACCACAACCAAAAACAGATCCAAAGGTAGAGGCACTACAAGCCAAGGCTGCCATTGATCAACAAAAAGCTCAGAATGATATTCAAATCTCACGTGAAAAACTACGTATGGATCAGATGACAAAAGAGCAAGAGATGCAACATAAGGCTACCCTACAACGTATGGAACTTGAGGGTAAGCAAATGGAAAGTATCCTAAAAGGTCGTGCTGCTACATTAGATCTACAAGCTGCTGCTGCACAACATAGTCAATCTATGCAACAACAAGCACAGCAAAACCAAATGAAACTTGCTACACAACATGCAAGTCATCAGCAACAAATGCAACAACAAAAAGAAAATACTAAACTATCTCTAAAGAAGAGGACAAAACCTAATGACAGTAATCAGCAAAAGTGATTTTGATAACTGGAAATCAGATCCAGTGACTAAAGCATTTTTTCAAGCCGCACAGGAGCGAGTTGAAGAGGCTAAGGATGTTTTATCTATTGAAGCTGGTCTAAACCCAGTGCAAGACAACGCATTACGAGGTCTCATTAAAGCGTATCGAGAGATGCAGGATTTCAGTGTAGAGAATATCGAGGAGATTGAAGAATGATTCGTATTCTTCTACACCACATTCTTGTTAAATTAGATGATGCCACAGAAGCCGATGAAACTTATCGTCGCGCTAAAGCTCTAGGCATTCATCTAGAACTAGATAAGCGAGAACAACAAGCTGTCGAGTATGGCACTGTAATTCAAATTGGTCCAACAGCCTTTAAAGATCTTGGTGGTAGTCCAGATCTTGTTAAAGTTGGAGACAGAGTATCTCTTACCAAATATTCAGGTAAGCGTATTGTAGATTCAGATGGTTCAGAGTATTTACTCTTTAACGATTCTGATATTTTAGCAGTTATTGACTAAGGAAAATAGAATGGAACTAGAACTCCAACAAACCCAAGCAGTTAATCAACCAGTAGTTGACGAACAAACTCAACCAAACCAACAAGATTCAGCACCTCAAGTAGATTCCTATGAACAACAAGCTCGTGAACAGGGCTGGCGTCCAAAGGAAGAGTATGAAGGTGATCCAGAGAAGTGGCGTCCAGCAAAGGAATTTGTGGAGCGCGGAGAACTCTTTGGTAAGATTGACCATATGGGTAAAGAGCTTAAGGAAACACGGAAAGCTCTTAAGATGTTGCAGGAACATCATTCTAAAGTAAAAGAAACCGAATACAATAATGCACTAAAAGAACTGAAGGCTCTCCAAAAGAAACATCTAGAAGAAGGTAATTCTGATGGCTACCTAGAAGCGACAGAACTACTAACCGATCTAAAGGCAGAACAAAAAGCTCGAGAGGTTGTAGTACAGAATCAACCAAACCAACCTGATCCACGTTTTATTGCTTGGACTCAGGAAAATAAATGGTATCAGACTAATGTGGAAATGCGTGAATATGCTGATACAGTTGGTATGGGATATGCCAGTCGGAATCCGGGTATTGATCCAGAAGCCGTTCTTCAGTATGTAACAAAGGAAGTAAAGGCTCGATTTAAAGATAGTTTTGTAAACCCAAATCGTAGTAAACCTAATAGTGTAGAAGGTGCTAGTGCGCCGGCCGCTAATAAAAGTTCATTTGAACTTACGGATGATGAACGTCGTGTTATGAATACTTTTATTCGTACTGGTGTTATGTCCAAAGAAGAATATATTGCAGAGATCAAGAAGATGCGAGGTACTAAATAATGACTAGAGAATCTACTAAGAGTGCACGAGTAGCACGTAAGCCACTAACCCAACGTGGCCCACAGGCGATTGCTGGAGATAAAAATCCAGAGTTTGAATATCGTTTTGTAAATGATACCGGTAGTCGTATCCAGAACTTCAAAGCTGCTGGATATGAATTTGTAACTGGTGACGATTTGATCGTAGGTGATAATCGTGTATCTGATGCTACTGATCTTGGCTCTGCTAAACGTGTTATTAGTAATGATGGCACTACTTCTTATTTAATGCGAATTAAAAAAGATTGGTATGAAGAAGATCAGGCGAGCAAGGCTGCTGCCATTAAAGAGCAGGAAGCCGCAATGAAACAAGAAGCCTCTACTGGGATGTATGGTAAACTTAACATCTCATAAAGCTTCTTCATAACCTCTAAGGAAAATGAATGGCTAATATTTCCAAAATCAACGGCTTTAAGCCCGTTAAACATATTACTGGTGCCCCATATAATGGCCAAGCTAATATTTATGCTGTAAAGTCAGGTGAGAAGTTTGTAGCTGGTGACCCTGTTAAACTATCTGCTGGTGCCTCACAAGGCGGTGTTGCTGAAGTTACTGTTGCTACTAATGATGCCGCTGTTCTCGGTGTTGTCGTTGGTGTTGTTCCAGCTAAGATGGACCCAGTAACCGGCAAGATGTCTGCTGGTTCTATCTCACTAGATACCCCTGTCTCTGTTACAGGTGGTTCAACCCCAGCATTCGTTCTAGTTGCTGATAGTCCAGATATTATCTACGAAGTTCAGAAGGCATCCTTCACTGCTACCGACGTCGGTACTGCTGGTGGCTTCGACTTCGCTGGTACTCAAGGTGGTGATGCTGCTACCGGTACTTCTGGTTTCTATGTTACCGATACTGCAACTGGCGTTGTTCAAGTCCTCGGTCTAGTTCAGCGTGTTGATAATGAAGCCGGTGCCTATGCTAAGGTACTAGCTCGCTTCAACAGCAACAACTTCGCTCTATAAGAAAGGACTAAATAATGTCTGGTATTATCACTTCTAGCTCATTTGCTAAACTACTATGGCCCGGCCTAAATTCTATTTATGGCAAAGCCTATAATGACTATCCTGTTGAGTGGGATAAGTTATTTGAAAAGAATAGTTCTGATCGTGCATACGAAGAAGATCTAGGTCTAAGCTCTTTCGGTCTTGCTTCTGTTAAGAACGAAGGTGCTCCAATCACTTATGATACTGAGCGTCAAGGTTTTACCTCTCGCTACAACCATGTAGTGTACGCTCTTGGCTTTATCGTTACTCGTGAAATCTTTGAAGATGATCAGTATGGTAAAGTAGGTGCACAAAAGGCTAAGGCTCTTGCTCGTTCAATGCGACAGACCAAGGAAATTGTAGGTGCTAACATCTACAACCGCGCTTTCGACAGCAATTATAAGGGTGGTGACGGTGTTGAGCTAATCTCAGGCTCTCATGCTAATGTAGCTGGTGGTACTTTCTCTAACAAGATTGGTACTGCTGCTGACCTATCAGAAGCCGCTCTTGAGCAAGCCGTTATTGATATCGCTGGTTTCCGTGATGATCGTGGTCTACTAATTGCTGCTCGTCCTGAGAAGCTAGTTATTCCATATCAACAAACCTTTGAAGCCAAGCGTATTCTTGGTGCTGATGGTCGAGTTGGTACTGATCTAAATGATCCAAACGTTCTTAAGGATATGGGTCTATTTGGTAATGTTGTTATCAACCACTACCTAACTGATCCAGATGCTTGGTTCATTCTAACCAACGTTAAGGATGGTCTAAAATATTTCGAACGTCGTGGTGACCAATTCGAAATGGATAATGACTTCGATACTGAGAACGCCAAGTTCAAGGCTACCGCTCGCTACTCTTTCGGTTGGAGCGATCCAAGATCCATTTACGGTTCTGCTGGCGCTTAATTAATCTAACAACACCCCACACGCCTCTTCACGAAAGCGCACCAGTGGGGTTTCTAAATAAGGAATAATTATGGCTGCTAATTTCGTAGGCCCACAGGGCGTTACAGTTCATACCCCACCAGCACGTGACCCGTTATGTAAACTAGGTATTCTAGAAGTAGCTGATGGCACTACCGGCTTTGCTGCATTTGGTCTTCCAAAGTATGCAGTACCAATTGGTGTATATACTATCTGTAATGGTGCTAATGCAACACAAACTATTAGTGTTGGTTACAGTAATGGTGGTACAGAACTTGTAAATGCTTTTGCACCAAATGCTACTGGCTATGCCGCTACTGGCGCACAGACTGGTACTGGTGTTGGTGTTCAGCTAACTGCTGATAAACTTGTGTATCTCAAAGCTAGTGCACAACTAACTACACCAGTTATTGTTAAGGTGGAATACATTATCCCACCGCAAGGTCAATCACTATAACGTGATTATCCCAAGGGGAATAGGTTATTTAATTTTAACTTATTCCCCTTTTTCTTTTGAATTATACAGGAGTATAACAAATGGCTTCTTCTCGTTCTAGTGGTCTAAAGACTTCTGACGCTGTTATTCAAACAGGTCGTAATCGTATTAATGCTATCACACTACTAGGTGATGGTGTTAACGCCGCTTCTCTTATTGTGTATGATAACGCTTCCGCTGCTTCTGGTTTAGTTGTGGCCAAGGTGACTGCGCTAGCCACAGCCAGATTTACACATGTTATTTTTGAAAACCCAGTAGTTGTTGAAGATGGTATTTATGCAGATGTTGCAGGTACAAATGCAGAATATATTATCTACTACGGGGGTTAATACATGTGGCTAAAAATTATTATGTAAGTGGCAATTGGAATGTAATATGTGATGTATGTTCAAAGAAGATAAAAGCATCTGATGCAAAACAAAGATGGGATGGTTTGATTGTATGCCCATCTGACTTTGAACATAGACATCCACAAGATTACGTTCGTGCTAAAACTGACAAGATAACTGTACCATTTACAAGACCAAGACCTACAGATCTGTTTGTAGATGATGGCAATAGAACACTAGTAGATAATTTAACAACACAAGATAATTTAGCTTTTGTTCTGTCCACTGCTTTTAACGATACTCTTAGTATTGATGATGCAGGTCAAGACTATATTGATTTATCCTACTTTGCCAGTGATTATCTAAGTTCATCTGGATTTAGTATTGAAGTTTATAAAGGTCTTCAAGATAATATTCTTTTTGGAGAGAATGGGAATGTACTAACAAATCCATACATAGATGCAACATACTTTGATGGGCAATATGTAGGTTCGTACATGCAGTTTTAGGAGATAAAATGATTAAAGATGATTTAAAAGCTACTGGTATTGTAAATATAAAGCAATACAATAGTACAGGAAACTTAATAAAAGATTTCACAGTTGATAATCTAGTTGTTGATTCAGGTATCAATTTTATTATTAATCGGATGTATTCAAATGTAGAAAACTCAATGTCTCATATGGCAATTGGTGATTCATTTGGAACTCCAGCCGCATCAGAAACAACGTTAGGTAGTGAGATCGCTCGTGTAGCCTTGACCAGCACAACCGTTGTTGGAAACTCTCTTGTCTTTGTAGCAACATTTGGGGCTGGTGTTGGTACTGGTCTTATTCAAGAAGCTGGTATTTTCAATGCAGCAACTAGTGGTACAATGCTAAATAGAGTATCATTTGGATCAGTAAATAAAAATAGTTCTGATACTATTGTAATTACTTGGACATTAACACTAGAATAATATATGACAACTATTGTTACAAGATCAGGTAAAGGAAGTCCACTCACCAATAATGAGATGGATACAAACCTAACAAACCTGAATGATTTTAAAGTTGAACAGACAGAAGCTACAGGTGCTGCTGTTATTCCAACAGGAACAACTGCACAACGACCTGTATCCCCTGTAGATGGCTATATTAGATATAATATAACATTACAAGCTTATGAGGGCTATAAGAATGGTAGTTGGTTACCATTGGGTGGCGGTGCAACTGGTGGTGGTACAAATGATGTTTTTTATGAGAACTCTAATACAGTGACATCTGATTATACCATTACGACAAACAAGAATGCCATGACTGCTGGGCCTGTCACCATCAATAGCGGTGTCACGGTCACTGTTCCGAATGGCTCTGTCTGGACAGTTATTTAAGGAGATTTGAATGGCAACAGTTATTTCAGGGACAACAGGCATTTCTGCCAATGCGGTGCAGTTCCTAATTGGTCAGGTCATTTTCATGGCAGGTGCCAATGCGCCGAGTGGCTTCCTCAAGTGTAATGGTCAGCTTGTTTCACGGACGACATATGCAAGCCTATTTGCCGTCATCGGCACGACATATGGCGCTGGTAATGGTTCAACGACATTCGCAGTTCCTGACCTGCGTGGTGAATTTATACGTGGTTGGGACGATGGGCGCGGGGTGGATACGGGCCGAGCTATCGGGTCGGCGCAGGCGTCACAAAATCTAAGCCACAACCACGGCGGCGCAGACGGCGCGGCCGGCGGACATTCGCATACGCTGCACGCGGGCGGCAACGGGGGCTCTCCATGGGCGGGGGTGGCCGATGGGCAATGGAGTCCGGGCGGGAGTATGCAAACAAACAACGTCGGGAATCATCAACACGGAATATCAAGCGATGGCGGCGCGGAATCACGGCCGCGAAATGTCGCCATGCTCGCCTGCATTTTCACGGGAGTCTAACCATGTCACTTCTAAAAGCAATCAAAGCCCAACTTGGGCTATCCAATACTCCGGCTAACAATTTCACAATTACCGCCGAAGCTGATAACGGTACATTGAAACTGGCTCGGGGTAATGCCGGTGCGACCACGCAGGATATTCTGACTGTGGATGCTAGTGGAAACGTTCTCGTAGATGGAAATAACCTTAACCTGTTTTCAGCTAAATCCCTCGCCGCCAGCGGCTACCAGAAGCTGCCGAGTGGGCTGATTATTCAGTGGGGAACCGCTGCTATTGCTGCAACCGGCAGCTACGTTTCGCTTCCGATTGCGTTCCCCAATGCTTTCACTGCCGTTATGACCAGCATGTATGTTGCGGCGTCGCCTGGCACTGTTACAAACAATAACGTCGGGGTGCAGGCGCAGGCAGACAACCTTACGCGATTCGTTGCCCGCTGCTATCAAGATAGTGTTGGCGTGGCACGAACTGTTACTTGGTTCGCAATCGGTTATTAAGGAGGTCTTATGCTCTATTCCGCAAATACTGGCGGCTTTTACGACACCGCAATCCATGGCGACAACATCCCTGCCGATGCAGTCGAAATCACCGCTGCCGAACACGCCGCGCTTCTCGAAGGCCAATCACAAGGCAAGGTCATCGTCGCCGATGAAAACGGCTATCCAATCCTGGTTGATCCACCGGCACCAACTGAGGAAGAATTGCAAGTGGTTAAGAACCAAGAAGCACGGGCTTACTTAGCCTCTACCGACTGGTACGTAATCCGCCATCAGGAGACTGGTGTGGCGATACCAGAAGAAATCGCCATCAAGAGACAGGAAGCACGCGAGCAAATCATTGAGGTATCAGTATGACAATCACAATCAAATCAAATCCTGACGGTGTATCGGGTGCCATTCAAGTTAATGGTAATGATGCTGTTGTTTTCGGCACTCAAGGAATTACCCAAGGTACGCCACTTAGTTTTAGAAATAAGATCATCAACGGCAAGATGGAGATTGCCCAGCGGGGGACGAGTTTTGCGTCCACGTCTACAGCCACGCCGGGTCGTTATGGGGTTGATCGGTTTGCGCAAGATCAGGCTGGACACTCTGCCGTTTACACAATATCGCAGCAGGCAGATGCTCCATCCGACAACGAGTTTCAATACTCACTTCGCTATGCGATCACAACAGCAGACACCAGCCTCGCAGCGGGCGATGTTCTTTCTTGCACACACCGGATTGAAGGATACAACGTAAGAGACTTAATTGGTCACACTTTCACTATTTCGTTTCGCGTAAGAAGCAGCAAGACAGGCATTCACTGTTTTGCGTTAGGAAATTCAGGTGCCGACCGCAGTTATGTGGCCGAGTACACGATCAACGCGGCAAACACATGGGAAACAAAAAGCATCACCGTCCCGGGCGGCTTAATTACGGCTGGAACTTGGGATTGGACGAACGGAGTTGGTCTGGTTGTCAGGTGGGCACTAGCCTCTGGTTCCACCTTCCAAACCACTGCGGGCGCATGGCAGACCGGCAACTTCCTCGCCACTGCCAACCAAGTTAACTGCCTGGACACTGTAGGTAACATCTTCGCCATCACAGGAGTCCAACTGGAAGCAGGCTCCGTCGCCACGCCGTTTGAGCATCGTCCGTATGGGACTGAGTTGATTTTGTGCCATCGGTATTTTTATAAAGGTGGGGCGGCTTTTAACGTTAACGGCTATTCCCCTAGTGGATCAACAGCTGCTTACTTTACATATACTGTTCCAGTACAGATGCGCGTAGAGCCCGCCACGATATTTACATGGACAAGCGGAGTGAACCTTGCGAGTACGGGATCTCGTTGGGGCGGAGACGCAAGAACAATAGAAGGTTCTATAGTATCTACCACTGCCGGAATGTTTTCCGCAGTAGCTATTGTGCCAGACTGTACTGCAGAGCTATAAACCATGATTCGCTATCTCTTCCTACTCTGCATCTACATCCCATTTTATCTAGTTGCGATGCTATTGGCTCCGATTCTTCCGCTGTTTGCTCAGCCTCGCAATGGGCCTATAGATAACAATAACGGATATGGTGTTGAGCCAAGATTGCCTACTTGGCTTTCTTGGTTTGATACCAGTTACGACAACTCTCTGTGGGGTGATCATGGCTGGCGCACCAAACACTGCCCGAACTATTGGCAAGGCTACATCGGCATGGTGCTGTGGCTTTGGCGTAATCCTGCTGCTGGATTTTGTTGGCAAGTTCTAGCTGCACCCATCTCACAAACCGAAACCTTCCTACTCACCGATTCAGGTAACGGAATGAATGTAGACAAGGGGCAGGGTACGTTTGGTTGGTTCAAAATCACAGCTAGCTCTGGGTACTTTCAGTACCGTGTAGTTAAAAAACTCTGGGGTGATAAAGCTTGGACATTCGAATGCGGCTGGTTGCTCGACAACTACATGAAAGATCGTGAAGCAAAAGCCAAGCATCCTAAAGCAGTGTTTCAATTCCAACCTCAAATACGAACAGTAAAGAAAGAAACGTAATGACAGATACCAATAACAGACGAACGGAAGACCATCGACTAACAGAGATTGAAATTAAACTTGATAAATTAACTGCTGATGTTGAAGACTTAGTTGCTGCTTGGAAAGCGGCAGCGTGGTTAGTTAGTGTTGTTAAGTGGTTAGGCGGTCTTGCAATCGCAGGTACTGCAATTATTACATTTATGAAAGGAAGGTAATATGGCTACAAGCGGCTCAACAGACTACTCACAAACTAGAGATGATATTATTAAACGTGCTTTACGTTTGATTGGTGCTCTAGCTCAAGGAGAGTCTCCAACAACCGATCAGGTCACAGAAGCCGCTGTTGCTCTCAATGGCCTTGTTAAAGCTTGGGAGGCTGATGGTATGCCTCTTTGGGCTATCAAAGAACGTACAATCACTTTACAAGCAAATACGAATACATACACATTAAATACACCAAAACCACTTAAAGTTATTCAAGCTTGGTATAGAAACACAACATCCAATGTTGATGTTCCAATGCGAGTAATTACTAGGGATGAGTATAATAGATTAGGTAATAAGTATTCTGCCGGTACACCTATTCAAGTATATTATGAACCACGCAGGGATGATGGTGTGCTGCATGTTTTTCCAACACCTTCAGCAACTGATGCTGCTAATGTTAGTATTCATATTGTATATCAAGCACCATTTGATGACTTTGATCAGTCCACAGACACACCAGATTTTCCACAGGAATGGTATGATGCTGTTACCTACGGACTAGCCACACGACTAGCTCCTGAGTATGGCCTACCAATCCCAGATAGAAAAACTCTGTGGCAGGAAATGTCTATCATCAAACAAGACGCTCTCAACTTTGGTCTTGAAGAGGGTAGTCTATTTTTCGGTGTTGAGCGGAGGGGTTGGTAATGGCACAAGTACCCGGCCTTGGGTTAGATCAATCACAACTTGCTGATGTAATTAATCAACAATATAAAGGTTATAGTCAGAAGCAGCGAAATCAGATGATGCAGTCTGCTGCTGCTACTCCTGATAACTGGGGTGCTATTACACAACAAGCAAACAAGACTGCAACACAACCAACAGAATTCCTTGGTGCTGGTCGTACCGATAACATTCCAACTGTATCACAGAATGGACAACAATTAACTGGTTACGATGACTCCAATCTAGGTTCATTATATAGTATGAACTCTGGTTATAAAGATACTCCATTTGACTATACTGATAGTTCAGGTAAGGGATATTATACACAAGAAACACAGAGTAAAATTGAGTCCTCTGCTCCTAATTTTTTAAGTGGTTGGTTTGGTGCTTACAATAATCCAAGTGGGAATTACCATGAACATCGTCCAGTATCAAATGGTGGGTATTATTTTGCAGATCCTTGGGGGTTCTCACATTCAGTATCAAAAGCTGGTAATAATAAATATTTTGTATCAGAAAGCACATTAAATGAACACACTCGATCTGGTACTGCTGATACATGGTTTAGTCTAAATCCAAACGCTGATCTTAGTGGATTACAGTATGGTCAATTTCAAGGACAGAACGGTTTATTCTTTGACCCAACAAAAACAAATCTATCAAGTCTATTAACACCGGGTAGAAATAACTCTGCTTATGCCGATCGTGGTCATGGATTTTTTGGTGATTTTGGTAAGATTGTTGAGCCTGTTGGTAATATCCTAGGAGCAATTTACTCTGGTGGTGTTCCTTGGGGTTCTATACTTGTTGGTGTTGATAATGTTGCATCAGGTAATGAGAAAGCAGCAATGGGTAACGCCATTAATGGCCTAGTTAGTTATGGTGGTTCTCAAATTAGTCTCGGTGGCACTGGTGGTGCTCCTGTCGAAACTGCTGTTGGTTCTTCTGGTGCAGCAGCTAACTCTATGGCTGGTAGTTCTGGTGGTATTTTTGGTTCTGGTGTTAGTTTAGGATCAACAGCAGCCAACCAAGCTGCACAAGCTATGTTAATGAATGCTGGCGCAAATTACGCTAGAACCGGTGATCTAGAAAACGCACTAAAAGCAGCGGCATTTAGCACTGCTTCTGGTGCTGCTGGTAACTGGTTAGATAGTGCTACAGCAAGTAGTCTAGGTGAGATTGGTTCTAAGGCTTTAGGCGGCGCAGCTAGTGGCGGTTTAAACAGTTTATTCACAAAGAATAGTCCAATTGAGGGTTCTCTATTTGGGGCTATGTCTGGTGGTCTACATGGTTTCTTGAATTCCACAAATCGTAATAACAATACCTTTAATCAAGAGACCAATCAGAACAATAAACAGACAGCACAAACTGTAGCAAAGTTAGCTAAACTCTTTACAAAGAAATAATATGGCACAACAACAAAGACAATCTCCGGGCATTCCAAGAGTAACTAGATTACCTTTGATGGGTGCCTATTCTAATCGTGGTTCTGATCCCACTACTGATCAACGATTTGTTAACATCTTTCCAGAAACAAGAAAGGTAGAACAACTTGAGAATACTAAAATCTTTCTAAACAAAAGGCCGGGGTTGTCTTTATATAAAAACTTCGGCGCTGGAACTGGACGCGGCTGTATCTATTTCAACGGTAAATTTTATGTTGTGATTGGCAACTCTGTTATTGAGGATGGAGTTACACCAACATCTAAGATTACACTAACAAATAGTTCTGGTCCTGTTGGATTACTATTGGGTAACTCAAGTAATCTTGGTGATTATTTATTTGTATGTGATGGTACTAGTGGTTGGATTATTAATACTATCGGTGTAGTTACACAAATTACAGACGCTGATTTTCCTACACCACATATACCAACACCAATCTTTATTGACGGTTATATTGCAATTGCAAAAGGTAGTGATGTCTATACATGTGATGTAGATAATCCTCTAGGATGGACAGCATCTAACTTCTTATCTGCTGAAATGTTTCCAGACCCTATTGTTGCGCTCTCTAGACAGAATAACCAAGTAGTTGTACTAGGACATAATTCCATTGAGTTCTTCTATGATGCTGCTAACGCCGCTGGTAGTCCATTAAGTCGTAACGATTCAACTACAATTCAAATGGGTTGTGCTGCACCATATGCATTAATTGGCAATGAGAAATATATATTCTATGTTTCACAGTCAGACTCTGGTGGTAGAGCAGCTTGGATCATAGATGGTTTTCAACCAAAGAAAGTATCTGATGAGTATATTGAACGTATTCTAGATGCTGAAGTAGATATGTCTGATTGTCGTGGTTTCGGCCTACGAACTAAAGGACATTTGTTTTATGTACTTAATCTAAAAACATCTGGGAGAACCTTGGTATATGATACAGACGAAAAGCTATGGCATGAGTGGGCTTCTAACACCGCTGGAGTTAATGGAGTTTTTCAATGCGACCATATGGCAGACAACACAACTGGTGCTGCATACCTATTACACAACTCTAACGGAAGTTTATACAAGTTAGACCCTACAACATATCTAGATGACGCAACTCCTATTATTGTTGAGTTAGTAACAAATAGATATGACATGGATACATACCACAGAAAGTTTATGCACTCTTGTAAGATTGTATGTGATAGGTATGCTGCTGCAAATACAATCAAACTTCAGTGGACAAACGATGATTATCAAACATGGTCTAATGTAAAAACAATTAGCCTGTCTGATGACTTCCCAGCTTTCCAACGTATGGGTGTTTTCAGACGCCGTGCTTTTAAATTAGTACATGATACAAACAATCCATTGCGTGTTGAGAGTTTAGAAGTAGAATACACAGAAGGAGATACATAATGGCTAGTGGTTTACCTCCACCACCTATTAATGACCAGCCCGGTTCGTTTGCTTGGCTAGAATGGTACAGACAATTAAGAAACTATGTATCAACATCTGGTTCAGTACCTTGGTATATCATTAACTTCTCTGGTTCTAATTTAACTGATCTTGCTACAAGACTACATAATAATCTACAAGGATTACAAGGTGGTACTTCTGGTGAGCAGTATCACTTAACGGCAGCACAACATGCTGCACTATCTGCTGGACCACATAATAATCTATCTGGTCTACAGGGAGGTACTACAGCAGAACGATATCACTTGACTGCTACTCAACACAATGATATAATTAATGGTACTAATACTACCTTACATTATCATGACTCTGATAGAGATCGAGCGAATCATACTGGAACACAAGAACACACAACTATTACTGGTTTAGGACCTTTGGCTACACAAGCAGCAGGTTTTACTGGTACTGTAGCTCTTGCTAAGTTAACGACTGGTGGAACGAATGGGTCTATGACTCTTTCTAATGGTGTTGTAACAGCATACACCGCACCAACTTAAAGGATAAACAATGGACGATTATGATTTCGATTTACAGAGCCAACTAGATGCACAAGAAGGATATTCACAGAATGATTCTTGGGGTGATTCTAGTCAGGCTGGTATTGACTACCTAGCAAACCAACAAGATTGGAATTTTGGTAACTACCAAGATATGAATTTTGATTACAACCTATCCAATGAAGCTATGCCTAGTTGGCAGCAGAGTGGTACTGATTGGGGTGGTGTTGATCAGCAACTTGGTACTAACTTCTCAAATCCATTAATGGATATTCAAAACTCACTACCAACAATGGGTGGTGTCCAAAATACTCTGTCTGGTTTATTTAATAACAAGGGTTTTGTTACTGGTCTTGGTGCTCTTGCTGAAGGATATCAAAACAAAAAGAAAGCAGCAGCTTTACAACAGATGGTTAATCAGAATAGACAACCATTAGATCCATTTGGTTCTCAACGTCCATTCTATCAACAACAATTACAACAAGCAGTACAAGACCCATACTCTGCTCCAATCGTTAAGGCTCAGGTAGAGCAACTTAAACGAGCACAGGATATTAAGAATGCCGCTGCTGGTCGTAGATCAAACTCAGCTACAACCGATCCTGCTCTATTAGCTGCACAAGCTCAGGTTGCTCAGAACTATATGAATAGTTTACAGACTCCTGCCGGTGCTAATATTAGTCCACAGGGTTTGTCTAGTTTATTGTCTGCATAACAGCAAGGTATTAATAACGATGTTAATGGTTATCTATCTCCTGCTCTTTCTGCTCTA